TTAGTTCTTGACTTTTACTGCTAATACGAGTATAATTACCTCATGAATTTATTTTACCTTGATGAAGATTTAGACAAATGTGCGGAAGCACACGTAGACAAGCACGTCAATAAGATGATACTCGAAGCTGCACAGCTACTATGTACTGCTATATGGGTAGATACTCTATTGGGGTTTGTGCCTCGTGCGCTTGAGAAAGACGAAGCCGCAGTACTCAATGAATACAAAAAACTCGAGAAGCCTCTCGCTCCAGAAGACCGAGAGCTTACTCCCTATTTGGGTATGATGTACAATCACCCCTGTACTATATGGACACGTTCATCACTGGACAATTACGAGTGGACATGGTGCTATGCTCATGCTCTCGCAGAGGAATTTAGATATCGCTACGGAAAAGAACACAAATCTTTCTGGCAAGTCATCAACAAACTACCCGACCCAGTTCACATTAAACGAGTGGGCTTCACCACGTTTGGACTTGCGATGCCTGAGATCCTCAAGAACTACGATGATCCAATACAGTCTTACCGTGACTATTATCATCTTGACAAGGCTACTTTCGCCAGTTGGAGCCATCGACCAACCCCCAGTTGGTGGGATGAGTCTCTTGCTGACTATGAACAGAGGATTACAGCGAAATGATTAAAAAGCTCGGATTTTGGGTATATGATATGTATAATTTTTTCTTCAGCTTGAAGATTAATCCCTTACGTCATATTCCTAGCCCTTACACACAATTTATTCTGATGTTCTATTTATCAGTAATGTGGACAGCAATCTTTACCTTCTGGGCAGGGTACACTCTTTACTATGGAATCTACAGCGTTGGAGGACACTTGCTTGTAATTGGAGGTTTCTTTATTACGGCTGTTACCTTTCAAGATGCTGAGAAGAATGGACACTTGTGGGTACAGCGAACAAAGCCACTCTCAAAGAATGTCCGCTCTGTATGGAACTTGGAGAATGAGGGCTAGTGGAAAACCCAGTTCTTTTACTAGGAATTTTATGCGTGATGGCTTGTCCAATGGTATTTGGAGCCATCACTTTTATTTACTCAATAAAAAATTCAGGACACAAAGATGAGCACAGTTAGTTTAGTAGGAATGACAACTCCCAGTGCGCAAACTGACTGCCATACCGCAGAGGACTTGGTAGCATATGCAGCACGGGTAAGTAACCCAGACAACCAAAATCATCACGAAAGTGCACCACGATTGCTTCGTTACCTAGCAAAGCACGGTCACTGGTCTCCTTTCGAGATGGTAAGTATTACTATGGAAATTCGCACAACTCGAGATATTGCTCGACAGATTCTGCGACACCGTAGCTTTAGCTTTCAAGAATTCAGCCAACGATATGCTGTAGTAGAAGACTTTTATTATCGTGAAGCTCGTCTACAAGACCCAGACAATCGACAGAATAGTATTGAGCTGGAAGGCACAGAAGACTTTGGCAAGGGCGGGAACAAAACGTACCAGGAGCGACTCTACGAAGACTGGAACATGAAGCAGGCAAAAGTGTTGGATGCTTCAAAGAAAGCCTATAAGTGGGCAATTGATAATGGTATTGCAAAAGAGCAGGCTCGTGCTGTGCTTCCAGAAGGCAATACAGTATCTACACTATATATGTCTGGCACTCTTCGTTCGTGGCTTCACTACTGCGAATTGCGGCGGGGTCATGGCACTCAGAAAGAGCACATGGTTGTAGCAGACCAGTGCTGGGAAATTATTGAGCAACACTTTCCTTCTGTAGCAGAGGCTCTAGAATGATTGTACATGACCCAGTAAATAGTCCTTTACATTACAAGCGTGATGATATAGAATGTATTGATGCGATGAAACAAACAACGTCCGAAGAAGGATTCGCAGAATACTGCCGCCTTAACGCATTCAAATATATCTGGCGAGCAAACAACAAACAAAACAAAGAACAGGATATTCAAAAAGCAGTGTGGTATCTACGAATGTCTATAGGAGATGATCCTCGTGAGTAAGGGTAGCAGATCAAGAGTAGAGAATACAAGAACATTTTATGAGAATTGGGAGAAAATCTTTGGTACGCAGAGTAAAGAAGAAAGACTACGAGAACCTGAGCGACTCGAATATCGAGAAAGTGATTTTTCAGTTGAAGGCCAAGCAACCTATTTCCAAGAAGGAGGCATGCAGTATGCTGAATATAGCATACAATACCACCCGCCTTCAGAAGATAATTGATGATTACGAAGATAAAAAAGAGTATAAAGCATTACGTAAAAAACAAAATCGCGGAAGAGGAGCGACAGATGCAGAAATTTGTGAAGCAGTTGAACGATACTTATCAGGAGACTCCATTGCAGAAATCGCAGGAGGGCTCTACCGAAGTAGTGGATTCGTCCGAAGCCTCATCGAAAGAGTCGGAGTCCCAAGTACTGGACACGAAAGTGGCACGGTTACTCTCCCTGATTCATGCCTTGCGGAGTCATTCTCCTCCGGAGAAATCGTCTGGTCCGCCGTCTACAACAAGCCCGCAAGAGTCGACCACGAAGTCTCCATCGACTACCAAGCAGAAAAAGCAGGATTCGTAGACGTAAACTACGAGAAGAAGTACGGAGCTAAGTGCTATGGAATCTACATTCTAGAAGACGTGCGGGAAGATATGGATAAATGGGCAAATGTAGAGAAGGGCGGGTTTTCTGCCTACTCCCTTGCCTATGACCTAGGAAAGTTATCACACCTTAAAAAATACGGAGTTGATTTATCACGTATCTAAAAATACTTCTTGACTTTCGTTGCTGTTGTCGGTATAATATACTATATTGAAATGAGGAGAATATCAAATGGAATTAATAGCAGGAATGTTTGTATTCGCCGCCTGTGCGGCAATCCTAGCAGTCTACCTAGTGCTGGTAGACGGTGGGCGATAGATTTTATCAACAACAATTAGAGGCTACTGGGAACTGTCCTGGGGCTACATCAACTCAACAAAGAAGGAAACGTAAAATGGCATGGACTGACGAGCAGAAAGCAGAGGTTATTGAGGCATACGAGTCTCAAAATCCTACTCCCGAAACGTCAATGGAAATTGTAAAAGACATCGCAGACGAGTTTGACCAGTCACCTAATGGTGTTCGTATGGTACTTACTAAAGCCGGTGTCTATGTAAAAAAGTCCCCCGCCTCTGGTGGGACATCAAAGGCGAGTGGAGCGACGGGTAGTGCTCGTGTCTCTAAGGCCGCCGCCATCGAAGCTCTTACCGGAGCACTTACTGATGCAGGTCAAGAAGTTGACGAAGAAATCGTTAGCAAGTTGACAGGTAAAGCAGCAATGTACTTTGCAGGCGTTATCGCAGCAGTAAATAGTTAATCTATGGGGCGTAAGCCCCTTTTCACGCTCTAGTAGAAGAGGCACGGAAGAAAATTCTGCCAACCCACTTCACTAGGAGTAATTGTGAAAAAAGAAGAACTAGCAGACTTGGTAAGAGAACAGGGCGATTCTGTTATTACCTATCGAAGCGAAAACAGTAATAAGTTAAAATACAATGTTTGTACGTTGGATTTTACTACGCCTTATATTCAAGGAAAAAAGAACAGGGCGAAAGAGTCTAAAGATACTATCCTAATGTTTTGTTGGGATACAGACTCTTATCGCCTATTAAAGCCTGCCAGTGTAACCAGTGTGATACCTCTAGCTTCTATTTTGAAGAACGAGGTTTAACATGGAGTTATACCAAGCCCCAGAGCTTTACGAAAAAATAATTCACTACGACGAAGTCAAAGAAGTACAAACACGCCTCACGGTGTCTACTTTTCGAGGTATAGAGTATCTAGGAATACGCAAGTATTACTTGGACTTTAACGAAGAGTGGAAGCCTAGTAGTGAGGGGATATCTATGCCTCTTGACTTTGACAACTCAAGAAATCTTTTTGTTGGGTTGGTAGAAATCTTATCGCTTGCAGAAAGTAAAGAAATCATTGAAGAACACTTTTCTGATCTTATCAAGGACTTATACACAAAATAGTTCTTGACTTTTCATCCTTCTTTCTGTATAATATTGTTTATTGAGTGAGGGAACTATATGCAACATTTTTTGGAAAAGGCTTCTGCGATGTACTACTCAGGCACTCCGATAATCTCGGATGCTGAGTTTGATTCATTAGCAAGATTGTACCACTATGATACTGTAGGGCACACCGTTACTGACGGTATTCCCCACCTTTATCGTATGTACTCTCTACAAAAAGTCTTTGACTTAAATGACATAGAAGCTACAACAGCTCCTATGGTGCGAACACCTAAACTTGATGGGGCGGCAGTGTCGTTGCAATATTTCAACGGCCATCTGGCTCAAGCTTTAACTCGGGGTGACGGCAATCTTGGTCGTGATATCACGTTAAAGCTAGAAGAGCTAGTACCGCCACAAATCAGTATTTTAGACAAGATTCAAATTACTGGTGAGATCGTAGCTCCGGATACGATTGCAAACGCTCGCAACTTCGCGGCGGGGTCGCTTAATCTTAAAGACCTTTCAGAATTTCGTTCTCGCGCACAGACTCTTCAGTTTGTCGCATACGATATTCAAGGGGTTGATTTTGATAGGCTCTCTACTGCGATGGATAGTTTGGCCCAGGACGGCTTTAATGTTATTACTCTCTTCGATGCAACTGGCTATCCTACGGATGGTGAGGTGTTTAGAGTAGATAACTACGAAGCGTTCTATAGAATGGGATATACAGCTCACCACCCCCGAGGAGCTTTTGCTCTCAAAGAGCAGAAAGAGGGGGTGATTACAGAATTACTTGATGTTGTGTGGCAAGTTGGTAAATCAGGAGTTGTGAGTCCTGTTGCTATACTGAAGCCTGTCGAAGTAGGAGACGCACTCGTGAGCCGTGCAACTCTACACAATATTGAGTACATTCGCTCCCTCAACCTAGAGATAGGTTGTTCAGTTGAAGTTATACGCAGTGGGGAAATCATTCCACGAATCGTGAGACGAGTGGACATCGAGAAAAATAGTTCTTGACTTTTAGCTCAACTTTGCGTATAATATCCTTTCACTTAATCGGAGTAGTCCATGTTTCAAGAAATCTCCTTCCCTACTAACTGTCCTTCTTGTGAAGCAGAGTTAGAGTGGGTAAATGATTCTCTGTACTGCCGTAACCATTTGTGTCCTGCACAAAATGCTAAGGCTGTGGAACATTTTGCTAAAACAATGAAGATCAAGGGTCTCGGCCCTGCGTCTATTCAGAAGTTAGGCTGGACTTGCCCGTCCGAAATTTACCTCGCCTCGGGTGAGAGTATCTTAGCATCGTTGGGTTCTGAGAAAGTGGCATCTAAGCTCGAGGCGGAAATCGTTAACTCGTTTAACGCTCCCCTCGAGCTTCTTTTACCCGCCTTTGGTATTCCTTTAATCGGAAAAACGGCAACACTGAAGCTGTCTGAGACTATTAATCATATTTCTCATATTGACGCAGACGCTTGTGAACGTGCCCGATTGGGCCCAAAAGCAACACAAAACTTACTAGACTGGATAGAAGATGAGCTACCCTTCTTCGTGGATACTATGCCACATAGTTGGTACTTCTCAGATACTCCACCTCCTGCTGTGAGTAAGGGTATGGTGTGTATTAGTGGGCGCTTGAAGAGTTTCAAGAGCAAGGCTGATGCTACAACCGCTTTGAACGCGGCAGGCTATGAAGTAAAATCTAGCCTAACTAAACAAGTAGGCTTTCTCATCAATGAAGGTGAGAGTGAGTCTGCTAAAACACGACAAGCCAGAGATACTGGCGTTACTATAGTAACTGATCTTAGATCATTTTTGGAGAATTAAAATATGGCACTTCCTAAGTGGACCGATGAGCGTACTGATGCGCTTACAAAT